CAGGGAGCAACTCTTCTTTTTCTTCTGCCATGTTTCACTTTCTACAAAGTTAGTCTACAAAGGCCTTCATCTTCTGCGCCGCCGCAAAGTCGCGGATGCGAGAGATGATCTCCCGGGCCTGGATCGTGATGAACACCACGGGGGCATTCTCGTCGTCAGGCTGAATAACGAACCGGTCACCGCCATACTTGATGGTCCGCACCAGGTCACCGACCTTACACCAGGGCCCTTCGGGCCACGGCTCCAGTGTGTCTGGGCTCTTGTACGCCAGGGGTCCAATTTGGATAACCTTGGCCACCGTTTCGTTAAACCGGAGGGTTTGTTTGGTCTCGTCGACCAAGATAATCCCGCCCTTGCTGGTGGTTTTCTCGCGCCGCAGCTGAACTAAGACGCGGTCTCCTGCCACCTCAATACCCGGATCAAGTAGAGGAAAACACTCTTCCTCCGAGCGAAGGTCCGGTTCGTCCTTGCTCCTCATGTCTACCGCCATACGGCAGCTCCTTTCTAAGGCTATTCAGCCTGGTCGTTTTCAGTCAGTATGTCGTCAATAACGTTTAAGCACTTTTGCAAGCCTTCACGCTCGCCAAGGAGCCTCTGGTAGCGCTCCATGTTGTTGACTCCTTTGCCTGTGGTTAGGGAGGAATCTAACAATCTGATCTCGTCGCCTACGCGACGCATCACTTCCGATATTAAGTCTCGCATCGTACAACTACCTATGCAAGACTTCTCAATACTCTGCCCTTCGGCTTAGTAAAAATTGCCGCCGTCGATCTCGTTCAGGTTTTTGCCCGGGCCGATCGGCTTGGCGTTCTTTGTCTTGCCTTGGGCCGCGCCCTTCTTCCAGTTGTTATCACGATGCGATCCGCTTTGGCCGGCGTCGATCTTTTTGTCGCCAGGTCCGCCGGCGTAGCCGGGGGTTCCGGTCATTTTGTAGGCTTTACGAAAGCCAAGTTCTTTTTCCATTTACAGCGCTCCTTGTGGTGGTGTTGTTGGTTGTGCGGCCTCCCTGGCCTTTTGTTCTGCGTCGATGGCCGCCTGTACCATGGCAGCCTGCTGTTGGAACGCCTGCTGCTCTACCTCGATACCATGCCGGCGTATGTCCTCGTCTGCGGCGTTGATGGCGTCGATGGCTGACATCTGCTGCTCGTGTTGCAGCTGACGCTGCAGCGCGTCCATCTCGAATCCCTTGGAGATTGCGGCCACACGCTCGCGGGAGTCGTTGTTCATGTTGGCCAGTGCGATGTTCGTGGCGTTTTTCTGGTTGTTGATCTTCGAGTCGGTTGTAAACCGTGCTAAAAGCTCCTGCACCTTGCGCTCGAGGTCCGCAACCTTAAGCTGATAGTCCTGCTGGTGCTGTGCCATCTCCTGCTGCAGCTTCATCTGAGCCTCTTGCGCCTTGCGCTGGGTCTCTGCCATCTGCGTCTTGAGGATGGCCTGTGCGGCAGGATCCTGCGCCGCCAGCTGCTCCATCTTGGCCTTCTGGCTCTCCTGCACCTTCTGAACCATCTGCATGATCTGCGGCTGTGCGCCTTGGAACGTTGCCTGGGAGTCCATCGAAACCATCTCGGCGGCCAGGGAAAGTGCTTTCTGGTCTTCAACCGACAGCGGCTTCTCTTGGTGCAACCCAAGTGTGTCCTGTCCGCCCGCGGCCTGGGCCACGTAAGAGCGCATCGACTGCAAGTAATGCAGCGTCAGGTGTTGCTTGATGTGCTCGAGCGCGTGCGGGGCAAACACGGGGCCAATGAGTGGGCTGCCACCATAGTTGGGATCCTGGGCATACGTCAAGTGAACCTTGATGTGTGCTAAGTGGTCCTGATCCGGATAGGCCGCCGCGGGGCGTCCCATGGACATTGCAACGTTCTCCAGGGCAGGATTAGACTCCTTGATTCCGTCCGGATCTGGCAATATCTCACTAATTGCAGGAACTTTCAGCTGCTTCAGAACCCTCCGGTGCGCAGCCCGAAGGTCGTACAACTGAGGCGCCGAGTTGGCCATTTGCAGGACTGCCTGCGCCTGTGCCAGACGCTGCGTCTCAGAGAAAATGTTAGGGTCAGAGACCGGGCGAATGTCGTTATTGGACGCAAAGTCACGCACCTCAATCTCGGTGCCCGACTCGTTGTCCATCTCCTCCAGGTACCAGTGGTTGATACGCGAGAGAATTTTTAACGATTTGGCCTGTGAGCGATGCAGACGCGCGTGGATGCTTGAAAACACTTTCGCGCCCTGCTCGATCAGTGCCTGGGTGGTGCCCACCGGTGTGTTGGCGTTTGCGTCGCCGATCTTCTCCTCGGCCGTGGTTACAACGCCTTTTGCAGCATCGGTCAACCACCCAAGAAGATTGTAAAGAACGCTGGAGGGTTGGTTGAACGGCAACGGCATAGCCAACTTGCGGACGTCGTCCACGCCGGGGGCACCTTCGATTTCTAGAACCTGCGTCGGTTCAATTCGGTCGCTTTGTCCAGAGATACGCCCGCCCTTAAGCTTGAGCATCGTCTGGCTGTTGTTAATGTGAGCAGAGTCCAGTAGGGCACGAAGAGCGCCTGTAAGAGCTGCAGACAGGCCGCCAATAAGATGAGGCAGACCAATTGCGTAGGCTCCTCTCCACGGGATAAACTTGTACTCTACAATCCAGTCAAGTTTAGTTAGCTTCTCATCGCCGTATTCCCAGTTGCGGTACAAGGACAGCACCTTGTCCGTAGCCTCGTCGATGGTTAGAATGTACGGAGCGCGTGCTCCGTTTGTTTCCGAGTCGTCTGGTAAACGCAGGAAACACGTAATCTCGTACACGCGACGCACGCCGTCGATGTTTTTAGTCGGGGCCTGCTTGCCCTCGATCTTATCGTTGGCTTGTTCCGCGCGGGTTTGTTTGTCGTTCTCAATGTCGGACACCACAACCTGCCCAATGTCGCGGTAGATTCCCTGCTCTACACGCTGCAAGAATGTGTCTTCCGTGATGTCTTGCTGCTCCGTTACCCGCGGAGAAGTATAGAAGTTTGTCGTGGCGTACGGGATGAAGATGTTGTCAATGGGGATCCACTCACAGAAGGGACGCTTTTGCTCTGCATCCCAGCGCCATTTAAAGTACTGGGATCCACCAAGAGGCACCTGCGTGAGCAGCTGCTCCATTTCGTCTCGGTACTCTTCAACTTGCTCTGTGAGCTGCCAGTTGAGGAAGTGTACTTTTCTGTCTGCCGTTTCGACACGTTTTCTGTCCGCCTCGCCTTTTATTTCCGACTTAACAATCCCTTCAGGCGGGAGTAGCTCTCTTGAGCTAGACGCCGCGAAGTCGACACAAGCTTCTGCCATAACTGGATGAACCACTTTGGAAGCGCCATCAAACGTTGCCCCGCCTGGCGCATCTTTGCCAAGGCCAGTCCTGCGTAATCCTTCTTCATATTGTTTGTCCCTTTCTTTTCTAGACTCTTTGTCTATCTCGATGTACTCGGTGTACTCGGTTGCCAAAGCCTGCAGGACGCTGTCGTCCATAATTTCGGCCAGGTTTGAATAAAACTCGGGATTCTTTAGCGGCCCTTCGACGGGTCTGTAGTTGATAACTACGGAACCATCGTCGAGCTCGATGACCTCTTCGTCTGCCTGCCCCGGCTCCAGATCAAGCACCTCCTCGTAGTGCTGAATCTCTTCCTCTTGCATCATGCGCTCTTCGTAGTTCTCCTGCGACTCTAGGTCGAGCGATGCAAGGTTTTGTCCCTGCTGGATGGGCATCTTAGGAATCGGAGGCATTATTTAAAATCTTTCATCACAGAATAGTCGGGCCTGTTTCGCATGGCGTCTGCTATTGCGACGCCCATGCCGACGCCGGTCGCGGGAATTGCCAACGGCGGGTAGGCCTGCGCCGCGCTTGTAATTGCTTGGATGGCAGACATGACCGCGCCGGTCCTGTCTCCCTGCTCGTATCTACGCACGGCCTCGTCGATCGACAGCGGCGCTGATGCGACACCGGCAACACCGAGGCCAGGCTTCATGTACTTTGGAACTGCGCTCATGCCGAGCCCTGCCGCGGTCAGTCCGTGCAGCGCGGCATCTCTGTACGCGCCCTCGGCAAGCTTTTCGCCCGCCATGTACCCAGACGATGCTGCAAATGGAACGCTCAGTCCTTGAACAATTCGGTCCAACCGACTCGGTCTTGCGCCACGTGAGGCCATCATCGCCTCCATTTCACGTGGAGATAACGGCGCGACAGACCTTCCATCCGCGTAGTCGCGGTCTGGGTTTTTAATCAAATCTTCAGGCGACGGTCGCACCGCGGGCTGCACGCCCTTAGCGATGTCCAGCTCGGCCTGCAAGTAGTTTGGGTAGTCGGTGGGCGGCTTTTGTAAATACACCTCCGGCACTCCCTCCGCGCGAGCCTTCGCACGCCAGTCGGCCATGCCCTTAGCGGTCGGCGGACGTGACGTCACGATCGACGCGCCAGACGGTCCATACTGATGACGCAGCGGGTTAAACTCCGCAATCATAACCTCGAGCTCTTCGTCGCTTGGGTACCGTTTGTTTTTCTTAAAGAAATCAAGCTTTAGCTGATCGATCAGCGGCACCTTGCCAGAGCTCAGAGCCTTTTGCTCCAGCCCGGTAGAAATCTTTGCCAGCGCATCCGCGGCCGGTGTGGTCGACGGTACGTTTTCTGCGTTTACCAAATTCTCGAGCATGCCAGACATCTGCTTAGACTCGAGACTCTTTTGCAGGTTGGGGTCGTTGATGTCCGCAACGAACGGCGCCTGTCTCGTGCCTCGCGTCGACCGCCCTACCATCGCCTGCGTTAGGAATGGGTCGCGCACATCTTCTGGGTTAATCAGCCCAGGCTTTGTTGCCAGCTCGTGCCGCGCGCGTGCCTGTGTCGCGGGGTCGGTCCAGATCGTTGGCTTTTGGGAGATCGCCGCAACGTGTGCCTGCAGTGCCTTAATGTCCTCCGGCGGTGGATTCTTCTTGTATATACGAATATACTTCTGAATCGCGGCGTCCACCAGCTTAGACAGCTCCGTGCCGGCCTTGACTACCTGCCGTCCGTCGGCCATGCGCGGAATGTTGGCAAGCTCTAGCAACATTTCCTGCGGGGTTTTGATTGGGTTCATTAGAATAGTTGTCTCCCTATGCCAACTCATACACAAAGCGAATCGGCGCCGCCCTACTGCGCGTATGGGTTGACTCGGGACTTCTTATCGTCAGCGTAGCTGTAATCTCTGGCCGGCAGCGGGTCCAACTGCAGCCAGCCGGAGTCTCGCAGCACGCGCAGGGCCTGGGACAGGCTGTCTACGTAGTCGTCGTGACCTCCAGACTCGGGAAACGAGCACACCTGGCGCAGAAAACGCTTGGACCACTCGGCGTACTCGCCAGGCTTTTCTGGGTCCTCGGGTATGTAGACCTTGCCCTTGGCAATCAGCGGCGCCACGATGTTCATCCGCTGCACCTTGTCCGCCCGGCCAGGATTGTACGCTCTGACCGGCACGCCGGCACCCTGCAGCTCTTGCACCAGGGATATGCCGGCCGACTTATCTTCCATGAGGATTAGGTCCGCCTTCCTGCCCTTTGCAAACTTCTGGTCCGCGCCGTACACAACCTCCTTAAAGTCTGCGATCACCTTTTTTCTTAGCTCGGGGTAAGAGAGGTGCGCGTCCCACGCGTCCAAAAGTATCACGCAGGTGCCCGTGTCTTGCCTGTCAAACACGCCCCATATCTCGCAGGCCGTTGGGTCGTTGTGTGTCTTCTCGCTGGTAGCCGGGTCGTACGACGCAATCACGTACTCAAGCG